CCTGTTGCTCTTGGATAGTTAACAATGTTTCTATCCAACCAAGCTGTTCTGCTTAAATTTCCGTATGACCAAGCATTTTCTACGTAATTGTAAACAACGTATCGATCGATTGAATCGCTACCGTCTGAGCAGTAGAACCAACCTACCTCGTTGAACTCGTTATTGGTAAATGCAAAGAATTGGAATCCTTGAGTAATATTCATATCGTTGAATACGTAATTTTTTACAGAGCAAGGCAGTTTTGCAACCGAACCTGTATAAGTGTAGAAACTGTCGTAACCCATCCAGTAAACTCCATTCGGACCAACAATTGCTGCATTCGGTCCAATAAGACCTGTATTTTTATTGATGAGGTTGACTCCAAATGTAAATGGAGGCCCTATAAATGACATACTATACAAAGCTGTATCAGTCCAAACCAATATTTCTTGTCTTGCTTTTTCAGCTCCTACAATAATACTGCCTTCAGACAGTCTTAAACTTCCTGCAGTATTGGTAACTAAAGGTTCAAACTCCAATTCATTCTCTTGATCAGAAAAAGCAATCAACATCGGATCACTCGTACCTGTTCTTGCGGTACCGGTATCATTTATTGGATCAGCTCCAAAAACAATTACGTGCCTATCAGTTTCTGAAACTAAAGTTTGTAATCCTACAGTAGGAACAAGGTTAGCTCCTGATTTTGTACTAAGTTGAACCGCTCTAGTTGATAATCCGTTACTTGCATCCCAATAAAATATAGATCCGTTTCGAGGATTAATAATCAAATCTTCGCCGTAATTATCGGCAGTCCAAAGTCTAAGTTGGTTGGTAAACGTCAATCCTGTTAACGAGCCGTAAGGCCCTGATCCCCAAGTACCAACACCCCAACCAGTTGATTCAACATAATTATCTAAGCCGGAGTTTACTTGATAAGCGGCATCTGTAGCAGAACCGCCATTGCCAGAGTCACTTGAGTTTGCCGTTACTGTAGCACCAGAAGTATCTTTTGCAGTTATTTCGTAAGTGTTTGTGCCTGTAACTAAAGTTATTTGATACTCTTGATTGATTACAGCAGCAGTAACATTGCCACCTAAAGAAACTGCGCTTGAAAAAGTTACAAAATCACCATTGACAGCTCCATGACTAGCGTCGGTCACAGTAAGCGTGGACGATCCGTTTGTGGCTGCAAAGGTTGCAGCGTTTGTGGTGTTTTTTCTTATAGGTGTGACATCGTTGTAAGTACCGCCCTCTTCTACATAATACTTGTTGGTTGTGCCTATACCTAAATATCTACGTCCCTCTAAAGAAATCCATGAGTGTAAAGCACGAGCAGAACCAATTATTGAGTTAGGCGAAAACTTTTCCCAGCCACCAATTTTTTCTACTCTACCTTTTCTAAAACGTATTTTATCGCCGTCAACCCATCCACCTTCGTTTGAGTAATCGGTTTCTTCTTTGTTGATTCCAGGTTTAAAGTTTAATTTGGTCAGCGGCATATTTAGAGTCTAACATATCTGCTGTTATCTTACGCCAATCTGATAATAGCTCCTGTAGCAGTT